GAAGATATTGCCGCAATGAAAGAACAGCGTGTTATGCTTTTGGAAACTGACGCAAGGGCTGAATGGCTTACCAAACAGATTAATGATACTTATGTTGAGAACTTGAAAAATCGTTTAGATACACAGATACATAAGTTCAGTAGATGCCCTGCTATGACAGATGATAACTTTGCCGCTAATGCTTCTGGTGTGGCTATGAAATACAAGTTAATGGGTATTGAAACTGCTACCAGCAAGAAAGAAAGGGCATTTAAGAAAGCACTACAACGCCGCATTGAACTTATCTGTAACATCTTTGGTGTTATGGGTAGTGACTATGATTATATGGATATTCAACCAACATTTACACGAAACATCCCTGCTAACCTTGTAGAAGTGGCTGATGTTGTAAGTAAGGTGGGTCACTTATTGAGTGAGGAAACCCAAATTTCACTTCTTCCTATTGATGTTAATCCAGACCAAGAGAAAGCCCGAAAAGAAGCAGAACTTACCGCAGGTGGGCTTGAATATGAGTTTGAGGAAGAAGCACCAGTAAATGAGTAACCAAAGTTATTGGGAAAAGCGTGTTGCCGCCAATGAAGCCAAAACACAGCGTTACGCCGCAATTGCGGTAAAGCGGCAGAAGAAACTGTATAAGGACGCTTACAAGGAAATTACAGCAAAGATTGAAGCCCTTGCCCTTGAAATTATGGAAAAAGGCAAGTATGGCAGACTAACCAGAAGCGAACTATGGCAGTTTAAGAAATACACTGACCTACAAGCCTATGTAGGTAGCGTGTTTGAAGGTTTGACAGGCAACCAACTTTCCCTTGCTAATACCCTATTGCGGCAAGTCTTTGAGGACACAATGGGCTTCACTATTGAAGCACTTGATGCCAACAGCGGCAATATTGCTTATTCTATTCTTAATGAGAACCAAGTTAATCAAGTTCTTAATACCTCTTGGTCTGGTAAGCATTATAGCCAACGCATTTATGATACCAACAGCCGCATTGGTGAAAGGGTAAAGAAAGATATTACTGATATGATTATACAGGGTAAGAATACAGAAACAATCAAGAAGCAACTGATGAAAGACCTTGATGTTTCTTATTCTTACGCTGACCGCTTAATTAGAACAGAAGCATCCCACATATTCAATGAAGCCGCTAAAATGGGCTACAAACAAGCGAATGTTTAGGAAGTGGAAGTTCTTATTGAAGAAAGCGGTGACCTTTGCGACAAGTGTAAAGAATTAAAGGGTAAGCGGTTCCGCATTGGAACTGAACCACGCTTGCCGCTACATCCTAATTGTAGGTGCTGTTACGCACCAATTGTAAATTTGTCTAAAACGCAGGGACAAGACTGATTAAGTTTGTTACTGCGTTTTTTATATTCTATTGAAAGGGGCGGCAAGACCGCAACTTAACTATAAGGAGGTTCTTTTATGAACGAAAATATGATTGAAAACACTGAACTTCACAATGAAGGGCAGGAACAAGAAGTAAAGACCTATACCCAAGAAGAAGTTAATGCCTTGTTACAGCGAGAAGCAGACCGCCGTGTTTCTGGTGCTTTGGCAAAGCAGAAGAAGGAATATGAAAAGAAACTTTCCTTGGCTTCTCTTGACGAAAACCAAAGGGCAGTTGCGGAAAAGGATAACCGCATTACTGAACTTGAAGAACAGTTAAAAGAGTTCAAAGTTATTCAAGCAAAGAATGAAGTTATTAATGTCCTTGCCGCACGAGGACTTTCACCACAGTTTGCGGATTTGATTGCTATTGATGATGACATTGAAGCCGCACAATCACGCATTGAAACACTTGATACCCTCTTTAAGAAGTCAGTCCAAGAGGAAGTAAAACGCCGTTTGGCTACACCTTCCCCAAAGATTGGTGCTAATGAGGGTGAAATGAATAGTGACCGCTTTAAGAAGATGTCACTAAAAGAAAGACAAGACTTATACACTACGAACCCTGACCTATATAAGAAATTGTCAGGTAAATAATTGGAGGTTTTAATTTATGGCTAACACTGTTTTTGCTAATTATGTATTAGAGGATAAGATTAATGATTTACTTACTACTGCTGTAAATCATCGTTCCCTTATGACTATTGACACTTCTCTTGCTGAAAACGCAGGTATGAAGAAAACTATCAACACTTACACTTACACTGGTGCCGCAGAAGCACTTGGCGAACGCAAGGGCAACACTTCTACTGGTGCTGTTTCTTATGTTGGCAAGGATTACACTGTTGCTATGTTACAGTAGAAAGCAGACTACACTGATGAGGACTTAATGAAGGACGGCAATGTTCTTGATGTTCTTATGAAGGGTGCCGCACAGGTAATGACTAACAAACTTACCGCTGATTTCTATGCCGCACTTGCCGCAGACAGCAACATTGGTTCTACTTCTGGTGCTTTTGGTTACGAACACATTGTTGATGCTATTGCTGATATGAATGTTGAGGACGAAAGCGAACTTGTTCTTCTTATCAATCCTGCCGAAAAGGCTATTGTTCGCAAGGATGCTGACTATAAGACCGCACAGTTAGGTGAGGTTATCTATAATGGTATGGTTGGCACCATCGCTGGTATTCCTGTTGTTGTAAGCAAGGCTGTTCCTGCTGACACTGGTTATATCTTAACCAAGGATGCTGTTACCTGCTTTATGAAGAAGGATGTTGAAGTGGAACAGGAACGCGAAGCAAACGAACGCATTAACAATGTTTATATGCGAACCGCTTATGTTATCGCTGTAACTGATGCTACCAAAGCCCGCAAGTTAGTTAAGGCTTGATTATAAGGGAGGGGTTCGCCCCTCCCCTTCATTTTAAGGGGGTTGAAGTATGACACAGTTAGAACGATTGACAATTAAATTAGGTGCCGCCGCAGACCCACAGGTTATTTCTTTACTGTTGGAAGATGCGGAACAGGATTTCTTGACCTATACAGGACGCAATGAAGTTCCTGCTGCTGCTGGTAGCCTAATTGAAGATATGGTTATCTACAAACACAATCAGTTAGATAATAAGGGTATTTCTTCACAGTCTTACAGCGGCATTAGTGAAACATACGCTACTGATTATGATACTGATACCAAGACCAGATTAAACCGCTGGCGTAAGTTGAAATTACTATGAGTATCAAAAGTAGAATGAAACCAGTAGAAGTGTTGAAGCCGCTTAATACTTCTACTACTCTTGAAACTATTACCACTTATGAAACTGACCGCATTATTTAGGCTTCTTTCAGTCTAATTAGCGGTTCAACCGCAACTTCTAACAATACTATCTATTCTTCATCTACACATACCGCACTAACAACTGACCGCAACTTGAATACACACCATAGGCTGAAAGATGGCGATAATATCTATGAAATTACTTATGTTAATAATGATGGTCGTTTGTATTCTGTTGTGTTCCTTACTCTTGTCGTATGAATGTAGATAGCAGTGAAGTTACCAGAAATATAAACACCTTCATTGATAGCACACTTCCCAACGCTACAAGAGATGGAATGTAGCAAGTGTGTTTATTCATTGAGGGCGAAAGCAAGAAAAACTGCCCTCCTTCTGTTACTGGTAATTTGAGGGCTTCCATCACTTACACTATTGAAGAAGAAGATAGTAAAATTAGGGGTTTCGTTGGTTCAAATCTGGATTATGCCCCATTCGTCCATCAAGGCACAGGTATTCACGCATTAGAAGGTAATGGACGCAAGGCAGTTCCTTGGACTTACAAGGATGAAAGAACAGGCGAATTTGTCAGCACAGATGGTATTGAACCAACGCCATTTATTCAAATGGCAATAGACCAAAACAGGGAAAAAATAATGGACTTCTTCAAGGGGGTATTGGATGGTAGCGGAACAAGTGATTAAGATTTTGAAAGAAAGTGAAGCCCTTGCCGCACTTGTGGGTAATCGCATTGAACCGCACAGTGTTGAAGGTTTCACTGATGGTATTGTGTATTCCTTTACCCCTCTTACAGACAATAACATTGTAAGAACTGACCGTTTAGAAATACACATTATCTCTAATAAACTTGCTACTTGCTATGCTATTGATACTTGTGTTCGTTCCTTGCTTCTTACTACTGGTGACGAACCTTTAACCAATAGCATACACAAAGTAGAAATTAACGGCGGCGGCAGTATGGAAGATGCCGCCACTGGAACCAAACATTTAATTACATACTACTATATTGTAAGTAATGGAGGTATAAAAGAATGAACTTAAATTCTATTATTCTTGGCAGCGGTAACTTATATGTTGCGGAATATGATGCTGACACTGGTATTCCAGCAGATGAAAGTATTGAAACCACTGCTAACACTATGGGTCGTATTAAGGGCGGTGCTACCCTTGAATACAAGCCTACTACCTATGAAGTAGTAGATGATACCCAATATGTTGTAAAGCGTTTTGTTTAGAGTGAAGAAGTAACCTTTAAGTCTGGCGTTTTAACTTGGGATATGGCTAACTTACAACGCCTTGCTGGTGCTTGCGAATACTCTAACGCTGATGGTAAGCAGACAATCAAGGTTGGCGGCAGGGGTGCTAATGGCTTGAAGCCTTATGTTATTCGCTTCGTTCATAATGACGGCGAAAAGGTATTGCGTGTTACTCTTGTAGGAACCGCCAATGCTGGCTTCTCTCTTGCCTTTGTTCCTGATAAGGAAACTGTTATTGATGCTGAATTTAAGGCGTTAAGCAGCGATGAAGCAGGAACCCTTGTAATTGTAACTGAAAGCGTAGTAGCACAGTAATATAAGGGGCGGTGTAGAACCGCCCCAATTAATTTTAGGAGGATGTAAAACCTATGGAAAATAAGATTTTAGACTTATCTGTATATAAGCAGAATACCCTTGATATTACTTTGCCTGATGGCGATGTTGTAAAGACCAAGAAGCCAACACAGAAGATTGTAATTTAGATGGTGGCATTGGGACAGATTAACGAAAGTAACCAAGCATCACTTCTTGAAGGTTTAGTTGATGTGTGTGCCGCAATCCTTTCTAACAACACTCTTGGAAAGGTTTATACTGCTGAATGGGTCGCAGACAATCTTGATATTGTAATGATTTACGCAGTAGTGAAAGCATACACTGACTTCACACAGGAGTTACAGAACAACCCTTTTTAATTGTCCCTTCACTGCCTACTGATAACGCCGCTGATGCTGACTTTACTTATATGGATAGTATAAGACAGGTCATTTAGTATAGCGGATTAAACTATAATGAGGTTTTACAACTTCCTACTGATACTTTCCTCTTGATGCGTAAGAACTTCATTATTGAGAAGTTAAACCAAACAGAAGAAGGGCGTAAATATTTATAGGATTGTAAGAGGATGGAAGTAACAGAACCAGACTTTGAAGCAATTCACGCAAGATTTAATTAAAGGTAGGTGAAAACGCTTTGGCAAGTCTTGATTTAGGTAAATTGAAGATTGGTATTGAAGTTGATAATGCGGAAGCCAAAAGAGAATTGAATGAAACAAAAGAAGCAGTTCAAGAAACCAGCGGCGAAAGCATTACAAGTTTAGACCAATTGAAAGACAAGTTAGCCAACTTAAAGTTTGGTGACTTGAAGCAAGGTTTAAGTGATATTTGGAGTGGCTTAAAGGGCGGCATTACTGATATGAAAAGTTTCGGTGATATGTCTGTTCTTTCTCTTGGTGCCGCAGCAACAGCAGTAGCAGCAGCCGCAAAAGCCATTTGGGACTTGGCAAGTGGTTGTGCTTCAACTGCTGCCGAAATATCTAAAATGTCACAGATGGCAAGTATGACTACATCAACCTACCAAGAGTGGAGTTATGTATTCCAACAGTTAGGAATAGATAATGATAAATTAGTTGATGGTGTTAATACACTTGCCGAACAAATGTTTGAAACCAGTGAAGAAGGTAGTGCCGCACTTGCTACACTTGGCATTTCTCTTGAAGGAATGAATAAAGAAGAAGCATTTGCCGCAGTTATTGCCGCTTTACAAGGTATTGAGGATGATACACTAAAATGTCAATTGGCTAACGCATTGTTTGGTGAAAGTTATACTGAATTGATGCCGCTATTGAATAGCACCACAGAAGATGTTAATGGACTTATCAAAGAAGCAAATGATTTAGGTTTAGTAATGAGTGATGATTGTGTTTAGGCTGGCACAGAATTTACACAGTCACAGAACAAACTACAAACACAGTTTTAGGCTATTGGTAATCAAATTGGTGC